ACCCCCATCCCCGCCATCTCCCCCTGATGAGTTAGAACCGCTACCACCGTCTCCGCCATTTCCCCCATTGGCTCCATTCTGTCCGCCGTTCCCCCCATTTCCTCCATTAGATCCATCTCCGCTCCCTGCATTTCCTCCATTTCCTCCATTTCCTCCATTTCCTCCATTCCCGCCATTCGGACCGTTACCCCCGTTGCCACCATTCACACCATTCCCACCATCAGCAGTAAAAATCATTCCTGAATTATTGGGTGGCTTTTGGTCTAGTTTATAATCTATGGGATAAGTTTTATCAGAACCGTTCTGACCATTAATGCCATTGTGTCCATCAACCCCATTTCTTCCAGGTGAATTATTTTTGTTACCACCATTTTCTCCGTTACCACCATTGCCTCCATTGACACCACCGTCTCCACCTCGACCTCCGGAAGAATTATTACCACTACCGCCATCACCACCTTTACCACCATTAGCGTCGCCATTCATTGATGGTGAGTTGTTATTGTGTTTACTATGTTTATGATAGTGAGAATGAATGTATTCACTCGAAAAACTACGTAGTGGCAGTAGGGCAAGGATTAAAATTGTTGGGCCAGCTAATAAGCTGAGTGTTTTTTTTATTTTCACTTTAACCTCCAGATTTAAAGGCCTGATTTACGGGCCTAATCTTACCAGCTAGAATAAGCGATTACGCTTAAATTCATACAGTTATCCAATTATGGGGTTTCAGGGTTCGCCGTCAAAACCCGATAAAGTGGATGAAATGTGGATGCCTCCGCGCAAGGGATTTAACGCCGTAGCATCCTGTAAGTAGTCTGGAGCAAGATGCGCATAAGTCATAGTTTGCTGAATGCTGGCATGCCCTAATATCCTTTGGAGTGAAATTATATTCCCTCCGTTCATCATAAAATGCGCTGCAAAGGTATGCCTAAGTACGTGCACTGATTGCCCTCTCGGCAAATCAGGTTTGATCGCACGCAGCATTTCACGATACTTGGCATAGGTCACGCCAAATAGCGGCCCTTTCTTAGCATTTTTAACAGTCTCCTGAACCAAAGAAGAAACAGGCACCGTCCGCTTATGGCCGTTCTTGGTTTCGATAAAGGTAACTCTGCAATTCATAATATTTTCAGCCTTAAGCTTAGTGGCTTCACCCCATCGCGCGCCCGTACTGAGACACAGGATTGTTAAGCGATAAGCGTCAGAGTCATCTTTTAGCGCGTCGAGTAACCTGCTGATTTCTTCTGAAGTCAGGTAGGTCATTTCTACGTTCTTTTCCTTGATGGGCTTGATGGACCTCATTGGATGCTCACCGTGAAAATTGCCAGCCTCTATCAGAACATTAAACATCCCACTCAACACTGTCATATCTCTATTGATGGTGGATGCCTTAACGCCCTGAAAAAGCCTTTCGGAGCGGTATTTGAGCAGCAGATTTTTATCAAGCTTAATCACCAATGGATCTCCCATCCCGCTCGCAAGACGCTGTAACGCCCTTTTCCGTTTTTGGCCGAACCCCAAATTGCGACCGTGGAATTCCCACCAAGGTTCGATAAGGTCAGATAAACGCCTAGCATCTGTAGGTTTTGCCATCCATTCCTTATTATGGAAATTCGCCAGCACGTATTTTTCAAAAGCCACGGCATCGGCTTTTTTATCAAAAACCCTCTGAACGCGCCGTCCTGCGGTTCCTTGAGGTCGTAAATCCACTTTGTAACGTCCACCGTTGAGCGTTTTAATCGACATGATTTCGCCCTCCGGTTCTGCACACCATACGTTTACCTGTAAGGCGAACATAATCTCTATATATGCTTAGCCAATTTTCCTTACGGAAGCAGATGATTCTGTTTTGTCTTGCCCAAAGTGTGCGAGAGCCGGTGCGATTTGTCCGGATTCCGGAGCAATCTTACCGGTCATAAACCACAGCGTGTACTTTTCAAACAGAGGGTGATTGAGGATATCAGTCACTACCTGAGCGTTAGGAATTGTTTTATCCTCCTCATAACGCCACAAGGCATTACTAGGAATACCAAGCATTTCAGCAGCTTCCACCCTACTGGTTATCCTTTCGCTTTCTCTCATAATTTTCAGCTTCTCACCAATTGTGATTTTCATATTGCATTTCTCAAATGTTGGGGGCATTATTGCCAATATCAGTCACGTAAAGGGGTATACTTTTGAGTAATACCCCAACTTGGGAGAATATCATATGAATGAAGCAGAATTGAGGAAGTTGTTTAAGATCCCTGACCCCGTTACAGCAGCTGAATTTGCCCGTCGTACGGGTAAAACTGAATCAGCGGTAAGGCACATGATTGACCGCCGCCAATTACCACTGGTGACAGAGCGTGAAATCATTGGGGCTTCAGGTGAACACCCAGGCAGCACCAGGCGATTACTTATCCTCTGGAATGAGTGGGAAGAAATGGTTTTTGAAGCGACTAATCAGCGGCCGCCTGAGCGTCACGAATGGCGTAAGCAATGGATAAAAAAAGCTGAAAGTTTTGCAAGCGATCTCGGCGTTTCATCACTGAATACATGCGCGGTTTAAGCGATGCACTATTCAATTCAAGAACTAAGCCGCCATTCATCCATTTATCGCGGCTTCATCATTACCCGCCGCCCGAAAACGGTTATCAGCAAGATTGCCCGTTATGAGGTCACACTCGGCGAGCAATCTTTCGGGTTATTCGACGCGCAGGCCCAGGCGACTGGGTACATTGATGGTTTGTTGCATATGAATTCAATGCGGTTAAATAAATTCCGACTAACAAAGACACCAGCAGATTCAAATAAAATATCCTCGGAGATAAAAATGGATAATACAAAACAAACTGATAATAAAATCCCCAATTGCCAAAAACTCTATTTTCATGGTGCCCATGCGGGAAACATTCATTACACGATTGATACTTGGGGAATGAACAGCCTCGAAAAAGAGGCTGTTATTAAGCAACAATTAGAGGAGTTTATTTCCGGTCTAAATGTTAATTGGAAAGGTTTACAGGTCGATAAAATCTGAGCTTAAAACATTCAGATCTGCAATTGCTTTGACCGTAGAGTCTTTCATTGGATCAAGAGTCGTAGAGAAAGAATTCATAGTTTTCAAAAAACTCTCTCTGCTGCTGCCTTCAAGTGAGGCGCCAATTGCGCAAACCATAACTTCAAGTGCGAAAAGCCTGTCACCTGTCGAATGCTTTTTGCGGGATTCTTCAGCTGTGTTGAGGAATTCCCTCATTTGTTGGCTATCCATAGATATTCCTTTTCTGTTGGTAAATGTTGTGCCTGCTCTGCTCTCGAAAGTTTCACAGGCATGCCTATGTTATCACAGGGAAAACGTGCCGGGTGCAGGCTATATCTCGGCATCTTTTAAAATTGATGGAGATCAATATGCGTACCCCATTTCTCGCAGCTGGTAACAAAGTTCTGAACATGTACGAACGTCGCCAGTTAGTTGCGACCGTAAAAGCACCGGCACACTCAGAAAGCGAAATCTACTGGGCCTGTGAAAAGCTGCGTGACATTGCCGCAGCCGCCGCTTACGCAGGCAGCGCAGAGGCCGTAACACTGAGTGCAACAGCGGAACTTTGGAGCAAGTCACACAGAATGCCCGAACCTTTCACCGTTATTTTCGACGAGGCTTAATGATGGAACTAATCCAGTGCCCTTCCCTGGCTAATATGCTGACCAAAGGCCAGCAAGTTACGCATCGTGCTCACCAGCGCGGATGGATTGAAACCCCAGACGGTCGTTTCTTCCAGCCTAAAGCTACAGATGTGCAATTCGTAATCGGCCGGCGTCTACCTTTCATGTCCCGCCCTCAAAATAAACGTCGTTGGTTCGCCCGGTTGATGGGTATTTTCGCGTAGTTTATGGCAGGAGGATTTATGCAGGCTTCAAATAATCAGCATGTTGCCCCGTTACCGTTTAAAGAATTCCAGATAACGGCCCGCAAACTTTTTAAACGTCATGAAAATATTGCATTGCGTCGGTTCAATACGGCAAGTGATGATTTTAAATTTGTTGTGCTGACGTTATCAAACCGCCGGAAAGCCAAACTATTTACCCCGTCTGATATCGGAAAACCTTTCGAAGATTTCAGCGAATATCAGCGGGAAATGATAATCGACTCAATGAATAGCCTGTCCAAATGGGGGCACGCACTACCTAATTACATTTCGGCGTCTGACCGAATTCTAGATATTTAAACCAACCGATTTTTTTATATAGGCGCTCACGCGTCAGGCTTTCTGCATCCAAAAATCAGCGAATCTGAGGATACACTATTAACAATAAAACTAACGACAGGGGCCGCACGGCCCCCAGTCCACCACCTGTATACCCCGGCAATGCTGACACATTCGCTGGGGTTTATACGTGGAATGCCCCTTTAAAAGCGATTGGCGTAGACAAAGTACCATCGCCGGTTATTGCCACCTTGCCTGTTGAACAGCATCCCGCCGTTGTTGCTCACCTCAAACGCCTGGAAAAAAAAGGCGTACAAGAATTTGACGAAATCAGCACGGTATTGCGCGATCTGCTTCAAGCCCGCGCAGCTGCCGAGCGAAGCGCATATGAGCGCGAACAGTCTACATGGTCAAAATCACCTGAAGGTGTCGAAGCACGTTTCCATGAACAGCCGTTTTTTATCCGCGCCTCCTTTGAAAAAAAAATAGCCTGGCTTCGCAATAATCGCGGGACTAAGCACACCAATGCGTTTTTGATGGGCACCATCAAGAATGCATTGTTGCGCCTGGAGGCCGTCCGTAAATACCACGGCGTCAGCACCGGCCACGACTCCGAATTCATCGCGTATTACCGCCCGTCATATTGCCACCTGGCTGAGTTCTCTAAATCCAGAGTCAAAACGCTGGGTAACGAAATCGCCGGGCGTCTGAATGAAATGTTCACGACGGCCATAGACGAACGCGGTGGTAACGCCGCCGCCCTTCCTGACGCTGAACTGTTATTTATTTATCGTCATATGGCCGTGGAGGTTCACGCGTTGCGCGTGCGGCCACCGTTCTGGAAGGTAATCAGCCCGTTATTCAATCCGCCTGAACTGCCGCCTGAACCGCTTGACCGTGCTGTTTTCGTGTCAGCTATGGCTCGCATGATTAACCCAGACTGGTGGGAGCGCCAATTGTGGCGGCTGCGTGGCGACTGGAGGGAAAACCAACTCCGCGCTATGGGCAATGTTCACAAAAGGGCCACGCCCTACATCAGCCGCGACGCGCTGGCCGACTGGCTGGAGCAACGCAGGAAAAACCGTGAGTTTTTTAAATCACACGAACTGGAGGACGACGAAGGGAACCGCGTATCTCTGGAATCAATGGTCGATGCCAGTATCAGTAATCCGGCGATCCGTCGTCACGAACTTATGGCCCGCATGAAAGGCATAGAATTTGTCGCCCAGTCACGTGGCGACGTCGGCGTTTTTTATACCATCACCTGCCCGTCGAAATACCACGCCACGAATGCCAGCGGCCACGCTAACCCGAAATGGAATCACAGCGACGTTAAGCAGGCGCAAAAATACCTTACCAATCTTTGGAGCCGCATCGGTTCGAAGCTGGGGCGGGAAGGCTTGCGGATTTACGGTTTCCGTGTGGCCGAGCCACACCACGACGAAACACCGCATTGGCATCTTTTGCTGTTTATGCGCCCAGAAGAACGCAACACGATCACCAGCATCATGCGCGGTTATGCCGTCAAAGAAGACCGCGCCGAACTGGGTAAACGCACCGGCGCCCGCTTTACGGCCAAACGCTTAGACCCTAAGAAAGGCAGCGCAACCGCTTATATAGCGAAATACATTTCGAAGAATATCGACGGTTACGCACTGGACGGCGAAAAAGACCATGAAACCGGCAAGCCACTGAAAGAAACTGCACGCCTGGCAATGGCCTGGGCATCCCGTCACCGCATCCGTCAGTACCAGCCAATCGGCACACCACCGGTCACGGTATGGCGGGAACTGCGCAAACTGAATAATGCGCTGCAAGCTGAACTGATTAAGTCGCGCGGGTATAAGCGCGGCCAGCGCCTGTTATCTGACCCTGAAATGGACGCGGTAATGGCGGCGGCGGATGCAGGTTGTTTTGCTACCTACATCATGAGACAGGGCGGCGTGCTCATTCCCCGCGAAAGTTACGCTGTGCGCCTGGCTTACCACGACGCTGACAAGCCGAATGCTTACGGCGAAATCGTAGAGAAGATTTTCGGTATTTTCTCGCCGCGTCTGGGCGAGGATTCCCGCGTTTGTACCCGTCTTAAAACATGGACGATTGTCGCCAAACTCAAGACGCAACCCGCCGAAGATATACGCGAAACCCAGGAGGTTTTGACCTTACCGGACGGCCCCGCCGTCCCTTGGAGTTCTGTCAATAACTCTACGAGTGAAGGAGATCCCATCGAAAATCAGATAATTAATAACCCTAACTCTCTCATGGATAGTGCGGGTTTTGATGTAATCATTGATGATGGGCGTAGCAAGATGAAGGATATGATTCGAAACCAACCAACATCACCTGGGCTAGCCATCAGTAGTTGAAAGCGAATATTTGGCTTCTCATAGACTATGTTACTATGATGAAGAACAACGCAACGACTTCCCGTCTAGTTAAGCAGTAATAAACATTCCAACTTTGTACTCAAAATAATATTTTTAGCATTAGATAAGCGAACTGATGCGTGTGTAAAATGAGCTTTTGGTCAGGAACTGTTAATGATGAAATTTTTATTGTGCTTTGTGACATTCTTAGCATTAATTTTATACTGTTTGGCCAGTTCGTATCTCGAAGGCCCGTTTACTGGTTGGTCAAGAGAGGAGTTGGGTCAGTTTGGAGACTCTTGGGGCGTTATTACATCTGTTTTTTCAGCATTCGCATTTATAGGCGTAGTATTTACCGTTCACTCACAAAATGAATCTTTAAAAAAACTAAAGTCTGACTCTGCTAAACAAGACGAATTCCTCAACACCCAAAAATTCGAAAACAATCTTTTTCAAATGCTGAATCTGCTCCAAAGCCTCATCAAGGATATGGATGTAAGGGTCTCAAGAGGTGAACAGAAAAATATTATAATACATACTGGTAGAGATGTTTTTTCTTATTTTTACAAAGGACCTTTTTCTAATGAATGCTCTAGTAATAGCGTGGCCGAATATGCGGTTTTTTCTGATACACCGCTATATATTCAACAACTCGGTCGAGCATTTGACACTTTTTATGAATCCAAACAACAGGATTTAGGTCATTACTTTAGATTTTTATATAATATCTTTAAATATATTGATGATTCAAACATTTCGATGACTGATAAAATCAAGTACTCAGGGATAGTAAGAGCGCAAATTTCAGACTACGAACTCTTACTTCTTATGTATAATTGCTTATCTGAACATGGAAAACCCTTTATAAAGTACATTCAAAAGTACAAACTATTAGACAATATCCCTTTTAATAAAATGATTCACAAAAAGCATTGTTTATTTTTGCCAATTGAATGCTTCGGGGCACAGAGTAAAATAATTGAAAAATTAAGACCTTCCAACCCCGCCTAACAAAAAACTAAAATCTATATCTTTCTTTAAAGCCCCGTACTTGGCGGGGCGAACATGTTAAGAGAGAGTTTAAAATGGTCGCAGGGAGTTATTAGTAACCATCACCACCCAATGGATCAAGCATGTGTATCATTGATAAGTTACCATGATTGTATTTATAAATATTATCATCTAGGAAGATGTTTATGGCATTAAGTTGGCCATTAACCCTCCTTGCGAATTCATCTTCAAATTCCTGAGTAACTATACCGCCATCAAAATAAGATGCTATTCTAGAGTCATTTTGACCGATCATTTCTATCCCTGCTTGAGTATCAAATGCGTCTGGATTATCACTTGAGAAGTTCATTACATGATTATTATTAAATTCATCTAAAGAAATTTGACGATTCTTCATGTATCCATTTATTAAACTTTGTATGTCATCATCTAAAAGGTTAATTAAAGATGTCTGAAAGTCATCAGTGCTGTAAGTTATTGTTTGGTGTATACCCTCTAAATCTAATAGATAATCGGGTAGATTATCGTCTGTATTAGTCATCATACCTATACTGTAAACCCCATTATCTATTGCTATAGCAATAGCAGTAGATTCTATTATTTTTCGGAAATCAGGCCCTTTAAAAGTTTTAATGTAACCATCATCACTTAATAAGTTTAGTGATTTAAGTTTTGGCAAAAGATAAAATCTTGCAAAATTCTTATCATCTATAGATGAGAGCATTTTAAGTACCTGCTCAAAAAAACGAGCCTTCGTTTTATCTTCTAAAATATTATTATAAAACTTTTCCTTAGTTGCTTCATCGAAGGTTACAATAGCTTTAGCTGTAAAAAACTCTTGGATTGAACGATGAATGTATACATAGCGGTCATAACCATCCATAACAACTATATTTGTTCCATTAACAACATCATCCATTATTAACTCAGAAATATCTTCTTTACTGATAAAAGATGTAGCTTGGTGAAAAAAATCTCTTAATGAAACCTCATTAAATGAGTTGCAACCTTTAATAAAACTCAAATAGCTAAATATTGAGAAGCAGGTTTCTAGTTTGTTATTGGATAAATTAGTTAATTTATTCCTAGTAAAGTTTTTATTTTTATCATGCTTATACATTAACGATAAAAATAATACACCGTAAAAATCAGTAATGGATCTTGGCTCATCAGTGAATGACAGGTAAGTTAATATAAAAATACTAGTTAGTATTGGAGTATTTATTGTTTCACTTAAAAAAGCATTCTTTTCGATAGTGTCAATAATTGTATTTGCGAAAGAAACTTCAGGCACTACTTTATGGACTATCGACTTTACGGTTTTAAGACTTAATTTATCCACATAATAATCTTCAACTCCAGAGGTCTTAGATAACTCAGTATCAGGCCGCGTCGTTATAATAGATGAGCATGAGTAAATGTAATATGAGTCAGTTATTAGCTTTAAAACCTTTAATCGCCTTGAGATATCCACCTCATCAAAACCATCAAAATAAAAAACTCCCCTGCCAGAAGCCAGTAATTCTTTAACACCTGAAGGCTCACAACAAACCCCATAACTCAATAAATGTTCCATCACCAAATCGATGCAGCTAAGGTTTTTATCGTAATCACAATCCCTCAAAGTAATAAAAAAAGGAAATCTATCGGCTGCAATCATTTCCTCGATAAACAACTTTCTCATTATAGTTGTTTTGCCCTGACCTGCACTACCAGTTATAGAAAGGCAACCATCTACTTTCAAAGTAGTTCCATCAGTGATCAATATTTCTTGACCACGAACACGATTGCTTATACTCAACGGAACATAAATATCATTTAAGCTTATATCCCGACCATCTCCGTTTAAAGTCTTGAATGTCATAATTCTGGAAATGACTTTATTTTCGTAACTTTCAGCAAGGCTTTGAGTTTTCAATTGTGCGACAATACTTGCTGCTTTAGTAAAACCAGCAGAAATAAACAATTCAGTAAGTTTTGTTGCGCATGTTCTAACCAAAGACTTATCTGTTGAAATGATATTTTTAGACCAGATAACCATATTACTTCCTTTTAATTTTCAAGGTGATTTTGTAATAAACCCAGAGCTAATTGTTTTTCATCTGGCTTAAGCTGTTCAATCAGGAATTTCACCAACTTGTTGCCAGTTAGCCCGCTGGGACTCAGTGAGTGTGAGAACGTCGCGTTAAAAACGAACGTATGGCCGCATTCAACTTCTGAACAGCCGCAGTATAAATCCGCCAGTTTCTTATCTTTCCAGTCAGATTTACGAATGGTGGCCGGTGATCCACACTCAGGACAATTAATTTTAAAGATGCGCATGATTCCACCCCCGCACGCCAGTGCCAATAATGAGCCTGATTTTAACTTATCTGCGCTCATTTTTCGCCCTTATCCGGGCTAATTACCGGAATATCGACGTCGAATCTCAGGTGTAAATGTGGAGGGATTTCCCGGTCGGTGTTGATGCCGTTCATAAACTTACGTTGAAGCGGGATCACCTCGTCCTTGCGATAGGTTTCGCGGGCCGTTTCCGGGTTCCCCATAACGGCGCCGTTTGTCGGGATAATACCGGCCAGACCAGCCGGGAATCGGTGGGCAGTAAAAACGTCCTGTGCGGTAATCCCTTTAATATTCGCAAACTCGTCTTTCGCGCTAACCTCGCCGACCGGCAAAAGCTTCACCCCGTCCGGATCACCTTTCGGAATGTTGATAAACATATTGCGAAAATTGCCCAGCCCTTTGGACTGCTCAATCTTAGTTTTGATTTCGGCTTCCACTTCGCCGGTGATGTTCGGGTCATTGGCATAGAGAATAAAGCCCATATGTGCGCCGTTGTTGTAGTAACGACGCCTGAAAATCGTCGCCTCACTGTTGAGTAACACAGAATGGATGCCGCCGATGTAGTCCGGCAATCCGTAAACCTGTTGGCGTGGGTCATACATTTTGAAGAACACCACGTCGCGCGGCTCGTATACCAGCGGTGGCCCCTCCTGCAATACAGCAAACTCCCCCGTTTTTCGGCAACGCAGATACAGCGACGGCAGCGGAAGCAGGTCGATCACCTCCCCAAATACGTTACGAATTTTCAAAACGGCCACGTCCCCGAAGGTCAGGTAGTCGAAAGCCATTTGTTCGACCTGGTCACTGGACAACCCGCCCCCCAGATAGCCACCGGCCACCATGTTACGCCGTGCATACAGCACGCCGCCGTGCTGGCCGTTAAGGTTCGGCAGCTGTGCTAGGGCCATACGGTCAATTGGCAAACTCCAATGATCATAGGCATTGTCATACCAGATATTCAGGTAATCCGTGCCCGTCGTGAGAATGGGTTCCGGTTCGCCGAAGGTGATAACGCTGCCCTTACCAGCCATCGGGGAAAATGTTTTCGGTCGCGCAACTGCGGCGCCGTGCTGTTTTTTTTGCTTACGCTGTTTCGTTGTCATGCTGCTTGTCCAAAGGCCCAGGTAGACGGGCGGTCAAATTCGTAGTCGATTGGTTCATTTATCACGGCGTGAGAAATGGCGAAGAACACGTCCGCGTGTCCGGTGGCGTCCGAGCGTTCGGCGACGAACGTCAGCGCGTTGCCGCTGGCCGTTGTCGTCCGACGTATAGCCATGAAACTGGCCGGGATTTCGGCGCGTTCATTATTCGTTTCGTCCTGGGCATCTTTGGCCCACTCGATGCGCTTACGCTCCACCACGTCGATCATCTTCATCACCAGACGGTTTTTACTCTCGACGCTGTACAAAATGGCGTTGGCTTCACGCGGCGCAAACTTCGTCACCAGGTCATACACCCCTTTACCGATGCCGGTCGTATCGATGCCGATATAGGTGATGTTAAATCGGCGCATCAGCTGTTTGATCTGCTCGGCCTGCCAGCTGAAATTAAGCCCCTGCCATTGGTAAATGGCGAGAACGCGGAAGCGCTCGCCGTCGTGTATCGGCGGGGCCACTATCACAAAGGTGGAATTGTCCCCCGACCGCGACGGGTCAAAACCGGCCCAAACCTCACGGTTTCCAAATGGCCGGGCGGCGGTCGTGTCGTAATCTCCCCAGGTTCCCGCATCCACTTCACACGCCACCAGGGCGGCCAGCTTGAACACTGCGTCCTTACTGTCGACGAACTGGCACATGTAAAGCATGGCGAAGGCGGTCGGATTGTATTTATTGCGCAGGCGCTCAATGTCGACCAGGGCGGCGAGTCCGCCTTCGATGGCGTCTTCCATGGTGATGATGTAACGCCAGATTTCATCCGGGCAGCGGATGCCCGCTTCTCGCAATGCCTTCTCTTTGGGAAAGACCTTACCTTTGCGTTTCGGGTCGTCCTCGCTCCACGCCTCCCCCGTCCACACGGTATAGGCCTGGTGAGTCTTCGCGCTGGGTGTTGAAAAATAGGTCGTGCGAAATTTGTTATGCGTCGCCATGGCTGACGCCACTTCGTGCAGGCGGGTGAATTTCGGGATCCAAAACACCTCGTCACCGTACAGGTGGCCGTTAAAGCCCTGCGCCGTGCTGGCATTGGTAGACAAAAACCGCAGAACGGCGCCGTTGCTGAGTCGGATATTTTTCCCGGTCAGCGTCACGCCGAAATGTTGCTGTGCAATCTGGACGATGTATTCGCGGAAGATTTCGGACTGTGCGCGAGAGGCCGAGAAAAAGACCTGATTGTCGCCACTGATGACCGCGTCTTCGAAGGCTTCCCAGGCAAAATAGTAGGTCATGCCTACCTGGCGGCTTTTCAGGATAAACCGCCAGTCTTCATCCTTGTGCTCACGGCAATGCATCTGGTAGTCGAACAGATGTTCACGCGCCCACTCGTCGAGCATTTCCGCCGTGATGCCGGACACGTCGTTTTTCTTATAGCGGCGTTTGCGCCCCTCTTCTGGTTCACCATCCGGGCCGTGTCCGCCCTCATAGCTCGCCGTGCTTTTGGCTTTAATCTCGGCCATCTTCTCGGCGTGCTTATTGTGCTGGGCCATCAGCTTGACGTGCTGGGCGACCAGGTCGCGGAGTTCTTCCAGTTCCAGGGAGGTTTTTTTCTCCCGGCGCGTCAGCTGGTCAATGCGCCGGGCGATCACATGCTCGACGGATTCGACCGGCAGCAGGGATGCCCACTGGCCGACGTCCGCCCAATGGTAAATGGTACGCGGCGGGAGGTTTAATTCCTGCGCGATATCTTTCGGCTGCCAGCGTTTAATATATAAAGCGCGGGCGGCCTCTTTTATTTCATCTGAATATTTAGCCATGCGGCTATTATGACGGGATAAAACAAAGCAATTCATCATTAAATATCGGCAATAGTAGGTTAACGCCTTATATCCGAATGCACCCGAAATAAAGTGGGTGCGCGTTATCCCTCAATTCGTAATACTGCCCTCCACAGAATACCGTCTGATAAATTCATTAATTATTAAGGTCAGTTATGCCGCAACCTAATTACCGTACTGAATGGCTTTGCATTGCCACGTCGGGCCAGGCTGTAGACGGTCGCGTCATTGAAGCGCAATGGCTGAATGATGCGGCAGAAACTTACACCCGTAACACTTACACCGCCATGATTTGGCCGCACCACCCTCAGTATGATTTAGGCGAACGCGAATTCACCTGCAACCTGGGCGAGGTGGACGCGCTGAAAGTGGAAACCGAAGGCGACGTCACCAAGCTTTACGCCCAGCTCATTCCAAATCAGTTTTTAATTGATGCCAACCGGATGGGGCAAAAGCTATTTACCTCCGCTGAGTTTATTTCTGATTTCGCGGGCAGCGGTAAAGAATATTTATTCGGCCTTGCTGTAACAGATATTCCCGCCAGTCTGGGAACGGAAAAATTAAAGTTCATTTTAGCGGGCGAAGAAAAAGATGCCGCGCGCGGAAGTTTAGAAACGTTCAGCCTCGGCACGTTAAAAAATAATAAGGCTGAAAAGAAAGAATCCTCTTTATGGGCGAAGTTATTTTCCTCCCGCAAAGAGTTTACGCCAACGCCAGAACCCAATACCGACACTGAAACCAACAAGCCCACCGAGGGCGAGGAACAAAAGATGGATGAGTTAAAAGCCCTCTTAGAACAAATGCTCAAAATGATGCAAGACGGCCAGGCAGCTGCCGAAGGTGAAAACACCGACGCAGATACACCGGAACTGGCCGCCGACGAAGTCGCCGACGTTGCCGAAAATA